TCCTAAAGGAAGATAGTGCATATATAATAGACTACAAGACAGGAAAGTCTGCCAAATATGCAGATACAAAACAATTGGAAATCCTATCTTTAGCGGTCTTTAAGCACTACCCACAAGTCAAGAAGGTTAAAGCTGGTCTTTTATTTGTGGTTGCCAATGAGTTAGTAAAGGCTAACTTTGAGGAAGATAAATCAAGCATTTACTGGATGCGTTGGATTGAAGATACCAATAGGCTAGAGAAAGCTATTGAGTTAGATGTATGGAATCCTAAGCCAAACTTCAGTTGCAGTAATTGGTGCGCTGTTAAAGATTGTGTTCATAACGGGAAAAGTAATTATAGATAGGTTTAATATGGCTACGAAAAGAAACTACAAACAAGCGGCTCAGTATGAAGATACTCCTGAGCAAGTAAAGCATAGAGAAGAACGTAATAAAATTCGCCGTAAGTTGCTAAAAGAAGGCAAGGTGCATAAGGGCGATGGTAAGGATGTAGCACATAAAAAAGCTATGGATAAAGGCGGTTCTATTAAGGATGGCTATAGCATACAAAGTGCCTCCGAAAACCGTTCATTTAAGCGTGACTCTAAAAAGAATTTGGTATCAGAAACTAGCAAACGTGAACGTAAGAAGTGATATAATTACTCATGCGTGTGGGGGCAAGTGCGCATAATGAACTACCCCAGTTAGAGCTTTTCTATTTGTAATACCTCACGTTAACATTTAGAGGGTGAACTAACCGAGTGACTCCCGTAAGGAGTCAAATAAAAAATCAAAAGACCGCTTTTGGTCGCTATCCTATTGGGGTGTTGAGTGCAGATTATTGACAACAAGGCATTATTGTTAAAGGTTAAAGACCCGCAACGAATAACAAACCTTATACCGAAGTCAAAGATTCTAGATTCGGGCGAAGTGCTAGTCAAGTGGGGGCTGGATGAAGCCCAAGTGCTACGCAACTTGCGTATAAACAATGTGCCATCACCCATAGAGGGACAGTATGAATGGACTGGAGCATACAAACCATTCAACCACCAAAAGACAACGGCATCATTTCTAACTATGAACCGCAGAGCCTTTTGTTTTAACGAGCAAGGCACAGGCAAAACTTCAGCAGTTATTTGGGCTGCGGACTATTTAATAAACATTGGTGCTATCAAGAGGGTATTAGTTATCTGCCCACTATCTATTATGCAGTCAGCATGGGAAGGCGATTTGTTTAGGTTTGCAATGCATCGTACTTGCGCTATTGCCCATAGCTACTCAAGAGATAAAAGGGTTCAAGCCATACAGAGTAATGCAGAGTTTGTCATCATCAACTACGACGGGCTAGAGATTATCAAGGATGAGATTGAAGCCGCCGCTTTTGATTTGATTGTAATTGACGAGCAAATGCTTACAAGAATGTAGCTACAAAAAGGTGGAAGACTCTAAAGCAATTAGTCAAACCAACTACATGGATTTGGATGCTAACAGGAACACCAGCCGCACAATCCCCGACAGATGCATATGGGCTAGCAAAGATAATCAACCCTGACGGAGTACCTAAGTTTTATGGTGCGTTCAGAGACCTTGTAATGAATAAGATTACACAGTTCAAATGGGTTCCAAAACCTACATCAGAAAAGATTATTCATGAAGCACTTCAACCAGCAATACGTTTTACCAAAGACGAATGTCTAGACTTACCAGACATGACGTACACATTCCGAGAGACACCCCTATCTCCACAACAGTTAAAGTTCTACGAAGAAATTAAAAAGCATATGCTAACTGTAGCGGCTGGCGAAAGTATTACAACAGTAAATGCCGCCGCCAATCTCAATAAACTATTACAGCTTTCATGCGGTGCAGTTTATTCGGATACTGGAGAAGTTGTAGCGTTTGATGCCAAAGGTAGGATGTCTGCACTACTAGAAGTTATTGAAGAAGCAAGCCATAAAGTAATTGTCTTTGCCCCGTTTAGACACGCAATTGAAATCATTGCAGAAGAATTAAAAGCTAAGGGTATACCCGCAGANAATATTCATGGCGGTATTTCTGCATCACGGCGTACAGAAATATTTAATAAATTCCAAACTGAAGATAACCCGCAAGTCCTTGTAATACAACCCCAAGCGGCGGCTCATGGTGTAACGCTTCATGCCGCAAACGTAGTTGTCTGGTGGGGTCCGATTACATCCATAGAGACATATCTACAAGCTAATGCACGGGTACACCGTGCTGGTCAACGCAACCCATGTACTGTTGTGCATCTGCAAGGGTCTCCAGTTGAAAAAAGAATCTATAAGATGTTGTCAGAGAAAGTCGACATACATACTAGGTTAATTGACCTTTATAAAAATATTATTGAAGGTACTTGACAAAGTATAGTATAGTGACTATATTACTTATATAAATAGAAAGGAGTGTGAAATGAGTGAAGAACTAAACGCAGAGAAACTAGTAAAGATTTACGTCAAGATTCGAGATAAGCGTAGAGAACTTGCTAAAGAAGATAAAGAGTTAGAAGCGCAGTTAGATATTATTTCTTCTGAACTTGTACAGCTATGCAAAGATCAAGGGTCTAGTTTGATTAGAACAAAGTACGGAACTATTTCTAAACGAATCAAGAAGAGTTACCACACAAGCGATTGGCATGAGTTATTCCAATTTGTTAAAGAACACGATGCGTTCTCGTTACTACAACAACGGTTACACAACGTGAACATGGAGCAGTTTTTGGAGGAGAACCCCGATTTGCATCCGCCGGGGCTATATGCGGATACGACAATGAGTGTAGTTATTACAAAAGGTAAGGAGTAGTCATGAGTAATGAATTATCAGTATTAGGTAGCGGTCTTCCCTCATATCTTAAAGAGTTGGATTTAGATGCAACTACAAGAGCCTTGATGGGTAGTGGTGGTACGGGTGGTATGAAACGTATCTCTATCAAAGGCGGTGTATGGCGCATGATGGTCAATGGTAAAGAAGTAGCCAAGAATGAAGACCGTGCTATGAATGTAGTAGTTGTAGCCGCCGCACCAAAAGTATCTCGTACATTCTATGCAGGTACGTATTCAGAAGGTGGCGATGCTAAAGCCCCTGATTGCTGGTCTGCTGATGGAGAAGTTCCTGATGCTAAAGCAGTTAATCCACAAGCTAGCCGTTGCGTGGATTGCGCACAAAATGCTAAAGGTTCGGGTCAAGGCGATAGCCGTGCTTGCCGTTTTAGTCAGCGTTTAGCAGTTGTATTAGCCAATGATATTGGTGGTGAAGTAATGCAGTTAACATTGCCAGCCTCATCAATCTTTGGCGCAGGAGAACCTGGAAAATGGCCTCTGCAAACGTATGCAAAGATGATTGGTAGTAAAGGTGTACCTATTACTGCTGTCGTTACTGAGATGCGTTTTGATACAGAAGCCGCTACACCTAAGATTGCATTTAAACCAGTACGTGTTTTAGATGCAGAAGAGCATGAGATTGCTATTACTCAAGGTACTTCTGATAAGGCATTAAAAGCTATTACTATGACCGTAGCCGAGACGGATAAAGTACCTAAGCTAGATGCCCCTGTTGCTAAAAAGGCAACGACTGTTCTCAAAGAAGAAACAGAAGAAGTGATTGAGGAGCCAGTCAAGCGTGTTACTAAAAAAGACGAAGCCCCCGCACCCAAGAAAGATATCTCTAAGATTCTTAGCGATTGGGACGATGCATAATGCCTAAGGGATATTCTCTTCTAATGGCGGAGGAGATTAAATCCGCCGACCCCAAACTACTTGGGGTTCAATTAGGTAGGGTTTGTCTTAATAAGGATATACCCGTATCCGATGTGGCAGAGTTTTTTGGTGTTAGTAGAATGACTGTCTATTCGTGGTTTAGGGGTAAGTCTACTGTTTCGGGCAAGTTTGTCGAAAAAGTTAATAAGATATTGGCTAAGTTTAAGTAGAGTGGTGAGGGGGGCTAGGTTAGCTACCGAAAAGAGCGTGTGCCGTAACGCTCCTGCCCAATCCTTTATATAAAAATACACGGTGCAATTAAGGACGGCTATGCTTTCTCGGACAGAGTTTCTATCGTTGGTACTACCGCCCCTTGAAGAAGGGGAGAATTATTGTAGCTGGGGTAATAGTGGTTTAGATTCAGCTAAGTTTGAACAGAAGTTTGTTTCTAGTATTGAGGAACTATGCGCTGTATCCGATGGGTTACAGGCTAAACAATACAATGCTTTCTTTGGTGTGGCTAAGTTTGGTCTTGCCGAGCATGGCAGATTTGCTAAGAATGCAGTTGCTTTAAAGTCTTTCTTTATCGACNTAGATTGTGGTGATGGAAAGCCATACCCTGATTTAAATGCAGGGTTACTAGACACTAAACGGTTTTGTCTAGTAACGGGTTTGCCAAAGCCAACGATTGTTAAATCAGGTAGAGGCGCGCATTTATATTGGGTTCTTGATACTGCGATTGATAGACAACAATGGAAGCCTTACGCAGAACGATTAAAAGAACTGTGTACAGAAAACAAGTTTGATGTGGATATGGCTGTGCCTGCTGATGCCGCCCGTATTTTGAGGATGCCTGAGTCTTTGCATTTGAAGGACGTAAACAACCCAATTCCAGTAGAAGTAATGTATGTAGCAAAAGCTATACCACTTGCGGATATAGAAGGAATCCTTGCCCCGTCTGACAACATTATGAAGATGTTGGAAAAGGCGGAGTTTAAGCGCCCAATGGATGCCGTTACATTAGCTTTGATGGGTAGCAGTCAATCAAGATTTAAAACTATTTTGATTAAGTCTTTAGAAGGCACAGGATGTAATCAGATAAAAGCGGCTTACGAAGAACAAGAATCACTACCTGAGCCACGGTGGAGAGCATGGTTAAGTATTGCTGAAAGATGTGTAGATAGAAATAAAGCTATTCATATTATGGGTAGTAAGCATCCTGACTACAACTTTGAAGAGTCTAGTGGAAAAGCCCAAGACACATTAGGTCCTTATACCTGTGAGACGTTTAAGAAAGATAACCCTAGTGGTTGTGAAGGTTGCACATTAAAAATTACATCTCCTATTCAGCTAGGCAAAGAAATTGTAGAAGCCGAGCCTGAGGAAGTAGTAATGGATATAGAGAAGACAACGCTAGAGTTAAAGTCTTACACAATTCCTCAATATCCATACCCATTCTTTAGAGGTAAGGGAGGCGGTATCTATGTGCATAGGAAAGCTAAAGATGACGATGAGGAAGAAGATGCTCTAGTTTATCCATATGACTTTTATGTGGTTAAGCGTATGCAAGACCCCGATCATGGCGAGACCCTATTATTTAGATTGCACTTACCAAAAGACGGTGTAAGAGAATTCATCATGCCATTAGCGGCGGTACTGGCTAAAGATAGATTTAGAGATACGATTGCTGGGCATGGTGTAGCAGTACTAGGAAAGAAACAGGACGAACTAATGGGGTATGTAACTAAATGGGTGGAGCAATTGCAATTAACTTCTGAAGCTGAAAAGGCACATAAACAGTTTGGTTGGATAGAAGGCGACGGGGCAATTATTGTTGGCGATAGAGAGATTCGTGCTACTGAGGTTGTATATAGTCCTCCATCTTCTCCAACACTACCAATCGTGCCATTCTTCCAGCCTAAGGGTGACTTCCATGTGTGGAAAGATGTAATCAATTCTTATGGTAGAGAGGGCATGGAGAACCGTGCGTTTGGATTCTTTATGGGCTTTGGTTCTCTGCTTATGAAGTACACAAACCTAGATGGCTTCTTGCTTAACTTACTTAGCCGTGAGTCAGGCTCAGGCAAAACTACCGTACTCCATGCAATTAACTCCATATATGGAAAGCCAAAAGAACTACTAATGTCCCCTAAAGATACATACAACTTCCGTATGCAACGCTTTGGTACTATGCAAAGTCTGTGCGCTACTATGGATGAGATTACTAATATGCCAGCAGAACAAATGTCAAATCAGGTGTACGACATTACGTCAGGCAAGGGTAAGAACCGTATGAAACAGCATGAGAATGCAGAACGGCTTAACCATTCTAAGTGGGCTTTAGGTTTAGTAACTACATCTAACAGGTCCATAACTGATTCCCTATTATCTATAAAGAGCTTTCCAGAAGGTGAGCTAATGAGGATTCTAGAGATACAGGTTAAGGCTGAAGACGCAGATGCTACATGGTCTAAGCAACACTTTGGCAAACTTATGAATAACTATGGTCATGCCATTGAGCCGTATGCTCAGGCTTTAGTTGGTCAGCTTCCTATGGTTATTGCTCAAATGCAGAATATGCAAGAGCGTGTAGACAGAGCCGCAGAAATTAAAAACACCGAGCGTTACTGGTCTGCTATGGCTACGATTGCAATTACTGGTGGGGCTATTGCTGGTCAGTTAGGACTGCACGATATTCCTGTTAAGCCTGTGTTTGACTATGCGATTAAGTTAATTAAAGAAACTCGTAACCGCAACAAAGAGTATATGTTTGACAATGACGAATACTTGGGTGGATTCTTACAGCGTCACTTCCATGAGATTCTTACCATCAATGGCAATAGGGATGCAAGGAATGGTCTTGAACATGGTCCGATTCGTGAGCCACGGGGTGCTTTAACCGCACGGTATGAGCCTGATACTAAGCTTTTGTATGTGGTTGTAAAAAGCTACCGTGATGATTGCGCCAAGAACTTTATGAACTTTGAGGAATCCTTAGCCCAGTACCGCAAGAGTGGTGGTCTTTTAGGAACTAAGAAGAAGCGTATGACTGCAGGTACGGTTGCTAATACTCAAGCTCCTGTAAATGCTCTTTGCTTTGATACTACTAAATTGGATTTCTTTAACGAGAATATATTACTAAATGCTGAAGATAATGAACGTGCCTCTCCTGATTCAATGGGAGAAGTTTAAGCCAGAGACTTCGTTCTTTGTGCCGTGTATAGATAGGGCTTTAACCGAAAGATTCATTCAGACGGAGGCCCGCAGACTTGGGTTAACCATTATCTGTAAGCACGTTGTAGAAAAAGGTAAGTATGGGGTAAGGGTTTGGCGAACTGATGGTATACTCTAACCAACACTCCCCTCCCAACGAGGTTGCCCCCTGCTAGTCAGGGGGTTTTTTTATTCCTCAAAGAACTTTTCTTTAATCTCAGGCAACAGTTTCTTATTGAATGTTACCCCGTTAATCATATTTTTCTCGGCAGCTTTTCGTGCAGATATAGATTTTTGTAGGGTAGTTCCGTCAATCTTATCTTTAGGGTGGGCTTTATTGAAGTTGCCAATATCTTCCCTAACTTCTTGCATCATGTCAGAATCACCGCCGTGGTGTGCCATATCATATTTGTTTAAAAGACTCTGGCGTCTATCTGCTATTTTCTTTTCATAAGACTTAGCAACGGACGTGGTTTCGTACTGAGAAGATAGCGAAGCTGGGGAAAACCCTATGACTTGCATCAGGGAATTATATGCCCCCACATCTGCATCTACAGGGTCACCTTTAAGGGTCAGGGCGCCTTCAGTCATATAACGACCACCTTTCATACCGTTTCTTGCCCAGCTAGGCAACAGGGCTTCTATAGCCCGTTCTGTATGCCCTTCGTTGAACATCTTAATAGCACCTTCAGCATTAACCATATAGCTACCTGCTGG